GTTCTCCATCAATCAAATCAATGATATTATTGTGATTTTTCTCGTAAGAACTTACCGTAGTACTCATTGAAGATAAGCTCTTTGTCTTTATCGTCTTGGTTAATTCTTCCGCTCTTTCTCTTTCTGTTTTAACGAGTTGTGCCAATTTGTTCTCCCTTGAAGCATCAACGCTTTTATTTCCTGTATTGTTGGTTCTTTCTCCATTCAAATCACCTCTTCCATCATTATATAATGGATTTTCTGTATTTTCAACCTTTTGTTCTTGAATGTCGTATCCATTTCCAAGCCTATAGCCCTGTTTATACATATCTGCATAGCTATCAAATCCTGCTTGTTGTGCAGCTATGTCCCTATACTCAGCTATTGGAACGTTTCCAATGTTAGTTTCAACATATTGCTCATTTTCTATTTTAGGTAAATTTTTAGCATTATTTTGAGAACCATTATCATTTTTAGGTACTATTTCTTGATTCTTGGATACATTTTGTACGTTATTTTGAATTGTTTGACCTGCTTGTGCTGGTAATGCAAGCTGTGCCTTCGGTATCTCTACTTGTGGAGCATTGCCTTGTTTTAACTGTTCTACTGCTTCTAACAAGTCTTTTCTTCCTGTTAGGTATTTATTCTTTGTTAATGCCTCTATCTCTTTGTCTATTTTTGCTTGCTGCTTTCTTGCCAATGTCTGCTTTAGTTTTTCAGAAGAATATTGCGTATCAGAAGTATTAGCTTGTCTTCTTAAATTTTCAATATCTTCAGTCGCATTTCTTATATCAGCTTGCATTTGAGCTTTCGAAGTTCTTATATCGCCAATTGTTCCTGTTGTTCCTTGTATTAAAGCATACGGAACAGCATTTGCAACAGAGTTTGCCAACGTCGTAGGATTTGTTACTTCTCGACCTCTAGCTGTATTATATAAGTCCTCTGCTTTACCTAGTCCGTAGTTGCTTGTGGTGGCTGCTGCAAGTGGACTAACAAAATTTTTAGTTGCATTTGCTACTATATTTGTATTCGTTATCGGTATTTTGCTTAAAGCTGCATTGTTTATTCCTGCAAGTTTGCCCGTTGCTGTCCCCCATACTATGCCTTTTACTCCTCCTACTCCAATGTCGAGTAAGTCGTCTGTTTCCCCAGCTTTATTTAAAGCGCTTGTCATTCCATAAGCGGCTGGTGCAGGTACTCCCATGCTTGTTAATACTATTGGTGTTGCTACAGAACTCGCTGTAGTTCCGGCTTTAACTAGCCCCTCATTTTGCTTGCCCATTTTTTGCATTGCTAATGCTTCTCTTCGGTCTAATTCTTCTTGATTATATCCATTAAGAACCTTTGTTACTGCTCCGCCTCCAGCGCCTTTACCGATTCCGTACATTACTGGAACTATAGTGTTATCTAGTAAAGTGTTTCCTGAGTACTTAGGCTGATTTTTAATATAATTAGCATCCAAAACATCGCCAGTAAATGATTGCTCTATAATTGGCTTTTGAGCTTTTTCTGGTATTTGTGGTCCTAGCGGAATATCATTTTTAATCATGTCGCCGTATGTTGATACGTTAGTAGCATTTAATAATGTTTCATACGCATTTCGCGCAAGGCTATTATCTCTAGCAGGCATATTAATAGGTTCAGGTGCAACAAGTTTTTGAGCCCTATTTGTCACAATGTCTGGCGTATTTAGTTTTTTGCTACTTGTATTCAAGTTATATTTTTTTAAATAATCATCATAGGATGACATCTACTTCACCTCACTTAAACACTTCTTCCCAATCATCATATAACTGTCTAAAAATCCTATCATCAACACTTGGATTTAATCTTTGAAACTCTGCCAATACCTCTTCTCCATCTTCTCTCCCAACTGTGTTCCACATTGCTTCACGAATTTGTTGATATTCTGGGGTTAAGCGGTAATAGTTTAATCCGTAATTATTAGCCAAGCTTTTTGCGTCTGTATTAGATATTCTTCCATCAGCAAGTTCTTGAGCTATGTAGTTGGCTATCCCTTGTGTGTCATACACAGTGTCGCCATACTCATCAGTTCCTTTAAATCTGTTCCCAACAATATCTTTGTGAGTTGAATAATTTACTAAATCGCTAGTTGCCCCTGTTTTATTTCTATTAGCTATTTGACTATTATAATTTGCTATTTGTGCATTATTTAAAGCTATGGCATTATTTAGCTTTACTTGTTCCACGTATCTATCCCACGCTGCTTGAGCTTGTGCTTGTTCTTGTTGCCTTGCGTATAAGTCTTGTGCCTCCGGTACAGTCATACCAGCTCCTGCAGCAGTATTGTAATTTATAATTCCATTAGAAACCAAATTGTTTGCATTTGCTAACTGGGCATTTAATAAAGCGTTCTGTTTGTTTCCTCTCAATGCTTGTAATTCAAGTATTTCTCTGCTATTTGGGCTGTAACCTTGTGCCAATAATTCATTTATTCTTGCTTGATAATCTCCGGCGTATTGATAATTTGCCTGATTTTGTAAGTTCTGAATATATTGTCTTTGTTGCTCGTTATAGTTTAGTAAATTGTTCAAATACTGTTGCTGAATAGCTGCGTTAGCACTTGCTACACCGCTTGCATAGTCATTGTTTACTTGTGTTCTTTGGTTTGCGATGTCCCTGAATGCGTTTGCTTCTGCTGTATTGATGTTGCCTAAATTATTCTGCAGTGCAGATTGACGATTAATTTCAGCTTGTGCTGATGCTCCACTATTTGTTAACCCTCTATTTGCCATGTACTCTGCAAACGACCTAGCACCTTGCTGAGAGCTTGCAGATGTCATATTTCTTGCATTTCGGTATGTAGGCTTAATAGATTGCTCTTGCTCATCCAAATTTTGTAATGCCTTGTCTCTAGCTTTCTTTAATTCTGCAACCTGATACTTTTTCTGTGCTTGAGTTAGTCTGTCTAAATCGCTTTGATATGTGCCGTAATCAGGAGATTGACCTTTTTGGTTATTTGCATAAGAAGTATTAGCTTTAGAGCTTATCCAGTCTCCTCCAATTGAAATGTTCTGGCTTCCATCAGCCCCTCCGCTATAACCATAATTGGCTCGTAACGCTTCCGCTTTATCGTGAGCCGCTTTTTTACCAGCTTCATCTCCTGCAACATTTGCCTCAGCCCATTCTTTTTGGTATTGTTTCTCTTTCTTTTTATCTTCTTCTGTCATCTCTCCACACCTCCTATGCTTTCATGATAAATGCCAAAGCATAATAAGGCGGTCTATTTTCGTGAGCTTGTCCTCCACCGCTTGTCCCTGTTGTACTAGAACCCGGTTCCATAATGTTTTTGTAGGAACTGCTGCCCGGATAAATTGTAGTGCTTTTCACACTATAACTGTGACTGTGGCTAGGCATTTCCTCTACCGTCAAAACATGTTCTTTTTCACCACCAGTATTGCCAGTCGAATACTCATCGCCACTTCCAACTATGAATCTATTTCTTAAGTCTGGCGTGCCGTTTTCTCCGTTACACAAATACCATCCTGTTGGCACGCTTACACCGCTCCACATGATTATTCCACCGCTTGGAATTAATCCAAATCCACTCGCGATTTTATCGCTTGTTATTGCTCCATCATTTATCTTTGGCGTAGTTACATTTAAGTTCTTTATCTTTGCAGTAGTTACAGCTAAATCATCTAATTTGGCTGTGGTTATTGCCCCATCCGCCACGCTTCCTTGTGAAATTGACGTCATATCGCTTGCTAGTTTCCCTAGTTTTGCTTGTACATTTCCGTCTGATTCGTCCTCTTCACTCATTGGCGTTGCTGTTATATTCTCGGCTTTTTTTGCGTTTGTATCTAGTTTTTCACCAGTTACAGCTCCGTTATTTATTTTTCCTGTTGTTACAGCACTTGAACCAATTTTATCTGCAGTTACTGCACCATCATTTATCTTAGATGTCGTTACATTTGCATCTGCTAATTTTGCCGTTGTTACAGCTCCATTTGCAAGTTTTGCTGTGGCTATTGCTCCATCTGTTACACCGCCAGCTTTTAAGCTTACTACGTCTGTGTTTAGCTTATCTAGTTTAGCTTGTACATTAGCACTTGATACATCGTTTAAATCCATCGCATCAGCTCCTAGCGATGCTGCTCCTGTTGTTGCTTCCAGCTCATCTATTAGGCCATTAAATGCCGTCTTATTCGTATTGCCAGCCTTATCAAACTCGGCTTTTAACTGGTCGGCTGTTAGATGGTCTGTCTCGTTTGGCGTATCACTTAAAGCTTGTATGTAATTAACATTGGTCGTTAGTTTTGTAAATGCCATATTATCCCTCCTATTTGGTTTCTCCACCATAATTTTTCTTTATGCTTATAGAGTTCACAGTTACTCTCTCGTCCGTTTTTTCATTCGTTAGTATTAGTTTAAGGAACGTAAATTTCTTTGCCTTTAACTTGATTTTAAAAGGCTTTACAGTCGCATTATAATCAAATCCCATATTGCCAAAGTTAAGGTTCGCAAACGTCATTGACAAGATTGATATTTCCTTATCTTCTTCGCCTGCGTCCCTATCGCTTATATAATTCACTTTTAGTGACGTTTTTAATTCTGGTTTTAAAGTTATCCACAAAATCCTCATCGTTTTACGACGATACTCTAATTCAAAGTCATAAAATCCGCTTTCCCATTCTGACTTGATTTTTGTTCCTGCGTACGTATATCTCGAATCGTCAAACTCGTATATCTTGCCGTTTGATGCTCCCATATAAATAGTGCCTTCATAATCGCACAAGCTTGTTACATTTACAGGAAACTCTAGCAAGTAGTAAGTTGAATTGCCGTAGTTATATATCATTACTTGATTATCTATTGCAAGCCAATACTCTTTTAATTCCTGATAGTCCAGTGTTACTGCTTTGGTTAGGTCTTTACTGTTTAGCCATTCTTGTACTCTTTGAGATATTATCTCCGCATTTCTCTCATCTTTAGACTGAGTGTTAATCCATTGCACTATTGAACCATCTATCGTAGTTACGTAGTTATCCAAAAGCTGTCCTTGCCCTTTTGCTACCATTCCATGGCTTGAATTTAACGGATATGTTGGGAACGTTATAATTGAGTTACCTTCTATGTCAGTAATTTGTTCATAAGTTGCGTAATATGTTTCCGTTTCTTTTGAAATAATTAATCTATCGTATTGCCTTGATATATCAGTTACAAATTCGTTTGAGCTTCCTACGTCAATAAAATTGGTTGCTGGGAAGTACTCAACATTTGGTACGCCATTGCCCAAATCGCTAAAGTAAATCCTATTCTTGGCCGTTTTATTGCCATACACAAACACTCTAGTATCACTTGCTAGTCCGTATTTCTGTGCAAAGTAGTTGGATGTTACTTGCGTTGCGCTTCCACTTCCTTTAGTCCAATAAATATCTACGTTGTCTACGCCTTGTGCAGGTGCTGTGCTAAATGTTACCTTGCCGTTTGTGGCATCTTTTGTTACTGTTGCTTCTACTCCATCCACTAAAACTGAATCAATGCTCGTTACGTTCTGTTCTGCTATATAGAAGTCTGTTGATGTTCCATCAGCACTAAATGTCTGATGTTTTGAGCCCGTTAAGACGTTTATTGGCTCGTAATCCGTTCCTACACCTTGTGGAGTTGTTGATATTTTAACAAGTGGAATATATCCACCAACTGTTGAAAACGTCGTTCCATCCCATTTCTTGTATTCATGGCCATTTAGGAAGTACAAAACCTGGTTGAACTCGAATATGCTTGTTACATCATCCGTTAAAGAACCAAGTTCAGTTGTTTTGTTGTATACTTTGCCATCAGAAACAAACACATGAACGCTTGCATTGCCTAGTTTTCCTACCCATTGAGCTCTTATTGCTCCTGCTCCTGCATAAACTTGACTATATCCGTTCATTTTCTGAAGTTTATAGTCCTTGGTTATCCTAAAGTTCTTTATTTTTGATGCTTCGCCCAGTTTAAGGTTTGTTTCTCCTGTGTCACTTATATTTAAACCCAAAAACTTTTCTATTGTAGTTGGAATTGCCTGCGTAGTTTGTTGTATATATGCCATTTTTACCACCTACCTTAACAAGCTGTTATATACATCTGGTCTTATTTCTTGGTTTGATTTTTTTGTATACGTTCTTAAGTATTTTCCAAATTTATCGTCATAAAGGGAGCTAAAATAGTTAGAAAGTGCCGAGTCTTCTTGTGCTAAAAGCCTGCCCGCAAGGCCATAAGGAATTATTCCTAGGCAAATATCATCGTCAAGGTCTATGTCTGCATCCATGTTTTTAAGCTCATCTAGACTATCTATTTGTGCCCCAACGCGTCTTAATTCCATTACGATTTCTGTTTGCAATACCGTGAGTATTCCTGGACTTCTTGCTTTATAATCTTTAGTTGAGTTTACTTCTACACTCCCATCGTTTTTTCTTTCATCCATTAAGGACATCGTCAAATCGTAAATTATCTGTGCTTTCAAATTATTTTAACCTCCTTACATAAAATTAAAGGGGAGGTTTCCCTCCCCGTTTTCTATGCACTTACGCTTGCAGTTGTAATTGCTGCAATAGCTTTTTTCTTTGATTTTAGCACGAATGCGTCAAATGCAATTCTTCCTTCAACGACAATACCACTGTAGCCTTGTGGGTTCTCATGAGTAACATATTTCTTTAGTTTGTTAGGGCAAACCATGCACTTTGGATGTATAAGAAGTGCACTTGCACCTGTTGCAAAATAAGTAGATGGTACTTTGACAATTCTTACTCCATCAACTTCACCAACTTGCCCTTTAATTAACATCTTTTGAGATAACTCGCTTTGTTTTACGAATGAGCTATCTTGCTTCAATAGGTTGTAGTAAGTTGGGGTAACAAATGCTACTCTTCCTGTTACAGGAACTTCAGCTTCATCTAAAAACTTGTTCATGTCAAGGAATTTCTCATAAGCATTTGATTTTGACAAACCAGAGCCTGATACTTTTTGACTTGTTTCAATAGCTGCGTTGTGCATCTTGTTTAGTCTGTACTTGTCAATGTATGGAGTAACAACTTCTCTAATTTCTCTAGATAGAGACTTGCCCTCTTTTTTCTTGATGTCTAATTGACTTCTAGAATCAAGTTCGTCAATTCCATAAGTAAATGCCTTATCATTTCCAATAGTGTAATCTGTCTTAGTATCTTCTAAGTCAGTCACCTCTCCATATCTAGCAGTACCAGATTTTGTGTAATCAGTTAGTGCTACTGTTGGAATATCGTATACAGTTACTGTTGTTACGCCATCCCATGTATAATCTTTGTTAAAACCAATACCTTCTGTAAAAGATTCAGAAGAAAATCTTTCATCCACCTTTGGTGAATATTTGCTCGCTAAGTTAATAGCCATAGTTAATCATCCTTTCTTATTCGGAATCAAATCCTTCTAAAAAGGCATCCTTGCTCTCTTGCTCTGTTGGGCTTCCATTGGTTACCCCAGTTACAATCGAGTTGGATGCGTTCTTTGCGTTTTGTTCCATATTTTTTATTTTTTCTTTTAGTTGCTTATTTTCATATTTCGCATAAGCTGCGATTAATCCAATGTCTTTACCTTCCTTGAATACCTCTGCTGGTATATCAGAAAACTTGACTTCTGGATTTGCTTTGATAAAGTCTTCGTATTCTTTATCTTCCCTTGCCTTTTTCTCGATTTCTTCACGTTGCTTAGCAAGTTCAACTTTTTCTCTTTCAAGTTGCGTCTTATAGGCTTCTACTTCTGCAACTCTTCTCGCTGTTGCCTCATCAAGCCCGCGATCCATCATTCCTTGTACGCTCTCTTCAAGTGCTTTTTTCTCTTGTTCTGCTTGAAAAGCTTTTACTTGTTCGATGTACTGTTCATTAGTTAAATTTGCCTTTTTGGCTTGTTCACTAATGAAGTTAAATACAACATCATCTTCCTTGTCTTGTCTTGACTTTAGTTTGTCATAGTTCATACCTTTTTCGATATTATCTACAACTTCCTTAAGGTCTTTTAACTCGACAGTTTCTCCGTTGTACTTAATACCTCTCTTGTTCAAATAGTCCAAGATTTTTTTGTCTTCATCTTCTGTTTGTGGTTGTTCAGCTTCACTGGCTTGCTCCGCTGGTTCTTCCACATTGCCTGTCTCTTCGGTTGGCATATCCTCAGTGTCAAGCAATAAGTTTTCATCATCTAGCAATTCTTCTTCGTATCCTTCCATGTTTTTCTCCTTTTCTCCTAGCTATGGCTGGCTAGGTTGCCACTATGGCTGGTGGCTAAAAATTTATATAAAAAAGAACACCTCATTTTCTCGAGATGTTCTCAAGAATTAAGATGTTCTCTTTATATACTTAAACTTTATAACCGTCTGACATATTTGCTGATACTAATTCTCCACTTGCTTGTGGTTCCAGATTAGATACAACATCCCATCCGTGTCCTAATATATCTTGAAGTTTGGCTTGCATTTCTGGTGGCAATATTGCGACAAATTGAGCCATTTCTTCGTAGCCTTGTTGTTTTATTACTTGTTCTTTTTCTTTGATTTTAGCGATAAGCTCGTCTTTTCTAGGTATCATTTCTTTTGGTATTCTCTCCAAGTAGTCAATCATTTCAATCATTCCGTTTTGAAGTAGATTATCTAATGTTTGAACGGCTGCGATTTCTGAGTAATATGTTGTTTCTCCTACGTCTACTGACGTATGTAAATCCATTCCTTGAAGCTTGCTAAAATCAAAAGACTTTACTATTCTTGAGCCATCTTTTTGTGTAATTACTACAGGTCTTGTGCCGTATTTTGCCGCCATTGTGTCTAATAAAATTAAAACGGTCTGTTCTATTAGGTCATACAAGTTGTCTTTGATGTTTTCTAGTGGAACTGCCGTGCTCTTTTGTACCGCTATAATAGCCGAAGTATTCTTTGGGTCAACTTGTCCCAGTGCAGCATCCGATACACCTAGGCATTCCTTTGTATACTGAAATGCCAAATCAATAATCTTGATAATCCATTCGCTCATGTTAGCAGGGTTTAGGTATCCTGCTACGTCTGTAATTCTACGCCCATTTAATCCTTTTAGCTTAAACGCTGTGCCTATCTCATTCGACCACGATGCTAATGTATCACCGTCGTATACCGCTGTTGGAAACGCTGTCATCATTTGATGGTATATTGCCATAGCAAACAACTTATTAATCGCTATTTGGTTAGGCTCTATCCCCTCAACCATTCCTCTGCCATGATAGCTATTTTTAATCTTAAACCAATTTGAAAACGCTACAGGGTACATTGTAAGCCCAGTATCCACATCCTCATATATGATGGCATCTTTTGTGCATTTTGTGACGTAAATTTTGTCGCCCTTTTTCTCATAGTAATAAATGTATAATGCTTTCTTTTCATCATCGCCTTGTATTTCTATTTCTGGATATTCTATTTCGTTGTCTGGCACGATTTCGCTCTTGTTTGCTTTAGCTTCTTCTTTTAAATTCTTTACTAAATCTCTGCCTATTACAATTACCCACGGCTGTTTTTGGATGTTCTTTATGTTCGTATTACCTACGCCAACATTCTGGCCGTCTATAATCTCTATCTCTATCTCGCCTTGTATTTCTGGGAATGTTCCTCTGTATGGTTTGTTTTTTTGATTAAACAATACATGTATTCCCATGTCGCCCGTAATAGCTCCATCCAATAAAGCATCTTTTTTCTTTACCCTCATGTTTTGCTTCTCGAATATGTTTTTTATTTCAGCATTGATAAATGCACTCTCGTCTAGTTCATCGTCCGGTATATCGTTTGAGTTGTACTCAAGAGGCTCTACATTTACTGCTATGTCAGAACTCGTAAGCGATGCTATCTCGAACTCTATTACTCTCTTAATGATATTAAAAGTGGGGTGTGGTAGCTTTTCATCACCAGCAACACCTTGCCATTGGTCTCCATTATAAAAATCATGATGGACCTTCAGTGCTTCATAATAGTTTGGTTTGAATCTATTATTATATGCTACCACACCCTCATATTTATCCCAATATTCTTTTGCTTCCATTAATCCACCTTCTTACTTTCTATGGCATCTTCTATTGAGTAAGCCATTAAATTGTCAAACTGCGTTTTCAATTCCTTTTGCTTTTTTTCTTCCTCTTCATTGACTTCTGGTTTTATTGGTTTTCTTTTAAAGTCTTTTATCTCGTCTTTGAATATTAAGACTAGCAAAAGCAAAATAATAATAATGTTTGTCATATTATCCCACCCCATAATTAATATAGTTTTTAAAGTTTTGTTCTTCTCGTTCTTCTTCCCATGTTTTGTCTTTAAACACCTCAATAGTCATACTTTGTTGAGGTCTTATATAATAAGCGATAGCTGTTGCCATTACTCTATCGTCGTGTTTACCAGTTTCTGCTTCTGGCTTGCCTTTCTCATTCCTAACAAAAGAAAGAGCCTCTCGTAGAAGCTCTATACTATTTATTTTGTCTATGTCATCTCTAAATATCTCGACGAGACCAGCTATAACAATAGGTCTTGTTATTGAAGTGGTTTTAAAACCACCTTTTAGTTGAAATTTGTGTGTTTGGCTATCCTCTATTTGTCTTTGATAAAGTTTTGGATATTTAAGTCTTTCAAGTTCTTTTTCTGGGAAAGTAGAGAAATTAACCTCTATCCCTATTAAAGCTTGGTTATAATACATCCCCAAGCAATACATTTGCCTTGCGTATAAATCTTCATCTGTTTGATGTGAAAGCTCCGCCACTTGTTCTCCATTAGTATTGTCAAGTACAGTTCCTATAAAGTTATCGCTTCCATCTCCTGCTGTATCTCCGCCTATCACATAAGGATTTTTACTTTTAACATCTTTGTATATTTTTATAATACCGTTAGAATCGTTTATCCACTTTATATTTGTAATTGCAAGTCCATCGTAGTTGTAATCAAAATATCCTTGCTTTAATGGTTTAACATTCTTAAGTTCTTGTATTCTTGTTACAATTTTTTCTTTGTCAAATACACAACTACCAGAACTAATAAAAGCTTCTTCAGGATTGCTTGGATATTCTTGCTTAAATAAGTTTAAATCTCCTCGACAGTTGTTCTGAATACACCATCTTCGCCAAGCTAATTGTTCATTATCTAAATCGTATAATTCTTTTAACTTTATTTCTTTTTCATCAAGTTCAAATCCGTCATATTCTCTTCTGTATTCTTCTAATTCCCACCAAGCACAAAAAACTGGAGCAAATTCATTCTTGCCTTCAACAGCTTTGTCCCACATATCTTTGAAATCATCATATCCATTAGCTGTACTTTCTATAACAATAACTGTTGATGGTGTACCTGGTACTGCTTGCAATAAACCTATTAAGGTTTTTATCTTATTACCTGTCCAGAACGCATACTCTGATATGTGTAGGTTATGAAATGTATCTGAACGACCTATAGTATCATTTCCAGCTGTCATACATTTTATAGTTGAATTAAGTCCAGTTCCTTTATCGTTATTAAATACCAGCTCTTTTGCATTTGACTTTTTTATTTCTGGTTTCATTATTTCTGGAAGATTATCCAAAAATCTTTTTGACATATCAAATAGGTTATTAGTCGCTGATGCTTCATGAGTAACAATGCCGCTTTTTATATTGTGCTTAGTAGCTGTTCTTTTAAATATGATTGCTTCTGTTTCTGTACTAAACCCCATTTGTCTTGCTTTTAGAATTATTACTCTCTGAGGTTTCCCTTCTCTGTATTGTTTTTCTAAAGCATCATATAGTTTCAACTGAGGTTTATTTAGTTTTAAAGGAATAATCTTTGCATTCTTATCTTGAATCTTTAAGTATTCTTCAATATATTTTTTTGTGTTAATACTCATCCCCATCAACTCTCTTTAGAGCTTCTTCTATCGTATCACCTGTAGCTATGGCAGCTTTTTCTACTGGCTTTTCACCTCTAGTATCTCTCAATAATTCCACAGCTTTAGAGTTTCCGTCTTTAGCATCTTGTATTAGCCTATCTACAATTTCGGCTAAATCTTCTTCAGATAGTCTTTCATTTATTTTTTCTTTAAAAGTCTTTGCATACGCTCTAACTTCCGCTGATTTTCTCCCGCCTTCAGAAGCAAGCTTTCTATGTTCTT